TGAAATGAATGGCTGTCCAAACATTTGGAATCTCAAGCCTAATTGGAGTTCAGTCATGGTTATGTTTACTTGTTCATTGCAATTAACGATGTCATTTGCTCCATCTACAAAGAAAGAATCAATTTGCTCTTCCTTGTGGGTGAATATAAATGGCAATACTCCATATCCATGCTCATATTCATCCATTACTACACCATCTTCATCGTAAGTGATGTATCTTTCGCTGTCCCAGTATGCCCATTGCATTGCTTCTACATCTGAAACATCATTTACATTGCTCAAAATTGGGTATGTGATAGACATTGGGTTAAATGGGTTATTCCCCATGTGTACATCAAAGTAATATACAGGTCTATAATCAAAATAAGGCACATCTTGGTCGGTTCTGTATATAACTTGAGTAGCAACAGTACCAACAAGTCGAGTCATTCTCTCCACATGCTTCATTCTTGCATCTTTTTTGCGAGTTAATGATTTATAATCATCCCCCATATTCCTTGATGCACCTACTGTGTAGATTCTTGACATCTTATTTACAAATCTTCGAGTAAAGTTTGCATTATACAAGGGAATTTCTCTAAATGCATCAGCAGAGAAATAGTCATCTATGTATTTATCTGTTTCACAGCCTGTGTAGTAGTCAAGAAGTTTTCTAACTTCGTTTCTTCTGCCTTTTGACAGTTCTGCTTTATAATCTTTAATAGAATTTTGAATTATATCTACAGGTGACATCATCTTTTAATTACTCCAAGTTCTTGTTGTCTTATTGGAAATCTGTTAAGGAAGAAATATCTAACCATGTCCATTCCATGATCGTGCCTTCCATCTTTAATTGGTTCAGGCTTCAGGTCTTTACCCTCACCTGCTTCAGGATAGCGATAATTCTCAAAATCCTCTGCTATACCTGTACATTTATTATCTACATGAATAAAACGCTGTCCTGCAGCATTTTCTACAAAACCTCTAACATGGCTAATCCCTGAAGCAACACTTCTTGATACCTTATCCCTTATGCTTCTTACTTGTATGCCATGCCTCCTAAAAATTTCTATATCCCCAAGTCCTGATTGTCCTTGTGCTTGCATTCCTGCAGGGTCACCATAATATTCCCTAACATGATATGGTTTATTTGCAATCATCTCAGCAAGTTCATCAGTCTTGATATTCTGCTCATGGATTATCTCATCTATTATATTTATATGCCATAACCCACCAACTCTATATATCTGAAACCATGCTACAGCAGGCATTCTATAGCCAAAGTCAACAGAGCAGAAAGTTGGGAAACTTGAGTTGTATGGGAAATCTCCCATATCCAACTGCCTATCAAATGGATATACCCTGCCCTCAAATGATGTAAACTTGGCTTCATATTCCTGCTCGTAGAGTTCTTTTGACATATTTCTCTTTCTCTCTACAAGAAAAGAATCACTTTTGCCATCAGGGAATGCATATTGATTTTCCCAAGATGGTGCTTGGTGGGATTCCCACAAGTCATCCTTCTTCCCAAGCAAGAATACATCATATATCCAATTATACCCTTCAGGGGTAGTTATGAATATAGCTTTACCTTTCCTATCTGAAAGAGTAGGGGACAAGTACATATCCCAAATTCGCTTCTTGACTTTAGCAGCCTCATCAATAATGAGAAGGTCAAGTCCCTCACCAACAAGAGAATCAGGGTTATCGGCAGACTTCGCTTCAACTGTTGTCCCCCATTTAAACTTGATAAAACGCTCTTTTTCTGATGCTCGTTCTATGTCATTGGCTCGACCCACAACCATCTTCTGCCAAATTTCCCTAAACATTAAGTCTGCTTTATCATAAGATAAGCCTACTAACCATATCTTCTTATTTGGCTGAGATGCTATGTAGGTAGCCTCCATAGCTGAAGCAGTCGTTTTACCAAATCGTCTGCCACATACCATTACAAAAAATCTGGCACTATCCTTTTCAGGGTAATGTAGCTTTAACTGTGCTTTATGGGGAGTATACCCCATAAAATCAAACCATTCTTTTTTGTAATTGTTCTGTAAATCCATATGCAATTGAGATTCAATCTCAAAAAACTTGCATTTTGCAAGCAAAGTAATTTAAGTTACGCAGTCTGTAATATGCAAGATATTGTATGTTGCAATTAATTTAACACAATATGGAGGACAGGATGTCCGAAGAGAACAAGCCAGTAGTTGACGAAACAGTAAGTGAGGACACTACTAACGAGGTTTCTACAGATTCGACTGATGTAGGAGCATTAATTGCAGAAAGCAAAAAGTATAGAAAAAGGTCGCAGGATGCTGAGGCAGAGCGTGATGCACTTAAATCTCAATTAGCAAAAGCTGAAGAAGCCAAGTTAAAGGAGAAAGAGGATTTCAAAACTTTATATGAAAAAACAGCAGGTGAAATGGAAACATACAAAGCTCAAGCTGATAAATGGACAAGTTATGAAACAGCAAAGCGTGAGGCTCTTTTAGATAGCATTCCTGAAGAGGAGAGAGAAACTATGTCTAAATTAGACTTAGAAACTCTTGAGTTTGTAACAAGTAAAATTAATAATGCTAAAGCTAACGCTCCTGAAGTTGCAGGGGTATCAAGACAGCCTGAGAAGCCTATAGGGGATTGGACTAAAATGAGTGCCGATGACCTTAGAAGTAATTGGGAAGATATTGTTAAGTCGGCTGAAGCTAAAATGAAAAAATAACCCTACTTGAAGGCATAATGCAGTTGAAAGAGGGATTAATAAAAAAGGAGTCTTAAATGGCTTATTTAGATACAACTACAGGTGCTAATTTTATACCTGAATTGTGGGCTGAACCAATTTACAAATTCTTTATGGCAAAGTTAGGTTTAAGAAATTCTGTAGATGACTATTCAGCATTAGTAAAAAGTGCAGGCGATACTGTACACATCCCTAAAATCCAAATGGATGGAACAAATAATAAAGATGCTTCAACTGCTGTAACTTTTTCTGCTGCAGGAACAGAAGGAAAAGTTGATTTGTCTATTAACAAGCATAAATATCTTGCTAACATTTTTGAAGACATTGCATTGATTCAATCAAGCTCTGAATTAGTTTCAAAATATACAAAGATGTTTGGTGAGTCTTTAGCACGAGGGGTTGAAGATGATATTTGGGCTGAGTTAGATGGCTTCCAAACAGGTCAAGACCTTACTGCTGCCAATAGAGTTCAGGCTGATGACTTAGAGGCTGTATTGAATAACTTATATTCACAGGATATAGACCCTAATACTTGTTCCTTTACAGTAAACAACAATATACTTTCTGATATGTTAAACCCAAGTGGAGGTATTGCACAATACTTTATCAGACAAGATGCTGTTGGTGATGGAAATGGACTAAGAACAGGTGCAGTTGGGCTTATCTATGGAATGAATGTATTTTATTCTCGTTCTATCGCATCTTCAACAGCAGAGGGAACTGTGGTAGGTGCTGTGTATCCATCAGATGCTTGTGTTTTTGCAGCTCAACAAGATGTAAGAGTTCAAGCTCAATATGATGTTGAATATCTTGGTACTAAAGTTGTTGCTGATATGATTTATGGAGCTAAGCTCATAGATGAATCAGGACACTTGATGGGATTAAATATAGTTAATCCATAATAGTTAGTTCGTAATCTTAAAGGGGGTGGGCAACTGCCCCCTTTATTTAAAGGAGAGATATGTCTTATAAATTTATGAAACATCCAACACAAGGTTTTGTCAAAGGGGTAAAGGATTCCTCGCCTGATGTTATCGCACAATTAGAGGCTCAAGGTTGGTATCAATGTCAAAATAGAAGTGATACTACTCCATACAAAGCCCCTGCTAAAAAAACCAAAAAAGCTAAATAGTGGAAAAGAAGAATACAGTAACAGGGCAAAATAGAGTTATTCGTAAAAAAGGTGATTTGACAGGTGCAGGTAAAGGGGATTGGATGCGAATCCCTAATAATGACGAAGAATATAAAAAGAATTACGATAAAATAGATTGGTCTAAATGAAAGACCTAATAGAAAGAATTAAGCATCACGAGGGATTCGTTGAGCATGTATATGACGATTCTCTTGGAATCCCAACCATAGGGTATGGGTTTGCAATAAAAGATTTGATTTTAGATGAGGACATTGCTGAAGAAATCCTTGTAAGGAAGATTCAGTATTTGGGAAGAAGGGTGATGAATAAGTTTCCCTTCTATGATAGTCTTCCACAAGAGGCTAAAGAGGTTTTAGTGGAGATGTGCTATCAATTAGGAGTGTATGGGGTTTCTAAATTTAAGAAAGCATTGGCTGCTATGCAGAGAGGTGATTGGGAAGTAGCTGCTGATGAGATGCTTGATAGTAAGTGGGCTAAACAGACCCCTAATCGAGCAAAAGATTTAAGTAACATCATAAGGAGTCTTAGTGAAAAAGAATCCAGTAAGAAGGG